CAGCAACTGGAGAAGATAAACTCATTTCAAGTGCAGTATTACAATCATTGACAATGAACTTTGATATGACTGATGGTAGATTACTATTAAATGGTACTTTCTATTCAGGATTTGCAAGTTCAGATGGATTTAAAGTAGGACAAACATTAACTGGTGGTACAGTAGCTGGAACACCAAACTTAATGAGTGCTGCACCAACACAAATTGAATCATATTTTGATACGAAACAATTTGATGTCAATGGATCAGTAACTGATGCTATTGTTACAGCAGTATCATTTACTTTTGAAAACAATGTTGCAAGAGTAGGTAGAGATGCAAATGGCGATGCAGAGGCTTATGCTTTTGGTGTCCCATCAGTAAACATCACAGGAGAGATTTCATTTATGTATGATGGAAACTACAATGATGGTGCTGACAATGTATTACAGGACTTCTTAAGTGGAACTCCTGCTACATTAACACTACAACAAGGTGATGGTACAGTATCTACTGCAGGTGAAATGAATATTACTGCAGAAGTATATTCAACTGCTGTGAATTATGATCTAAATGCAGACACAGGTGCTATAATTACAATTCCATTTAAAGTTATTCAACCTACTACAACAGGTGGAGTACATAGTGGAACAGCATTTAAGTTTGAATTTAGTGATGGTATAAGTAACACAAGTTGGTAAAGGAGTAAAACATGAAGGTTAAAATGTTCGATAAAGAGTGGGAAGTAAAGGATATTAACTACAAAGAAAAGCGAGAACTTTGGCAATTAAGTCTTAGTTCTTTTGCTGGTTCTGAAGTAGTGCAAGAAAAATACTTCAATATGATTAACAAAGTAGAAGAAATATCAGGTCTTTCAGAAAAAGACTATGTTCATAAAGATAAAAGTTTTTTAACGATGGCTGAAATTGATCTTCTGCTTCAAGAGGTGTTTGCTTCCTATATGGGTTCTGAAAAAAAAGACTCATAGGGCTTTGTAGTTATGTGTGGTTTTCTCAATTAGGATTTCCACACATAACTTTAGAGTTTCCATACAAAAGGCAAAGTCCTGTTACAAAAAAAGTCAAGACTTACGAGAATTTAGAACAGGTATGGGAAGAAATAGGAATGTTAGTAGAGAAATGGCAAGAAAGTAAATTTTCTCTTGGTAGAAATCTTTACTTTCATTTACCCTTATTTATGAATCCAAGATGGATCATAGATGTTGAATATCAAATGATATTGAAGGAATATAATTGGATAAAAGAGTTTAATATTCCACTTGCAAATACCTTAGATGAAGTGAATGCAAGTAAATTAGAAGAATTTGATGTTATAAGTAATGAAATAAAATCAATTCAATTTTATATGGGCGAAAAAAATGGCAGATAAAAAAATAAGATTATTAGTACAAGCAGAAGTATCTAAAGCTGTAAGAAGTTTAAATAAATTAGAAAAAGAAACTGATGAAACAAAGCAATCGGCATCGGAATTAACTTCTACATTTAAGAATTTATTTGGTGCAGCAGTATTAGGTGCAGGTGCGAGAAGTATTGTACAAACAGCAAGTAATTTTGAAAGCTTAAGAACAAGACTTGTGGCTTTAAAAGGAAGCACAGAAGAAGGTGCTAAAGCATTTAATGCTTTTACAAAAATTGCAGCAACTACACCATTCCAAGTACAAAATGTTGTAGAAGCAGGTGCTACACTTGAAGCATTTGGTGTAAGTAGTGAAGATTCTCTTAAATCTATTGCTGATTTAGCAGCATTTATGGGAACAGATATTGTAGATGCAAGTGCTGCATTTGGTAGGGCTTTTGCTGGTGGTGCAGGTGCAGCTGACATACTTCGTGAAAGAGGTATTTTACAATTAATAAAAGATTCAGAAGGTATAGAAGATTTATCTAAACTTACTTTACCTGAATTTAGAGCAGCATTAGAAAGAGCAATGACTGATCCTGATGGTAAAATAGCAGGAGCAACAGATTTACTTGCAGCTACTTTTAGTGGTAAAGTGTCTAATATGCAAGATGCTATAGATTCATTGCAAAATGCTATCGGTTCAAGATTGCTTGGAAATTTAGGGAACTTCGCTTTAGCAGTACGAGAAGCTGCAACTGACATGACAAATTTTGTAGATAATTTAACTGATGATGAAATATCGAACATGGAAGATTTTGCTAAAACATTAGGAGTAATGGGTGCTGGTTATTTATCTTTAAGTGCATTTATTGGTATCACAAATGCAAACTTAAGTCTTTTTGCAAAAAGAGTATTAGTATTTGCAGCAGCATTTGAAGCAATAAATACTGTTGTAAAAAATATGAATCTTGTAAGACAAAAAATGCTTGAAGTTAGATTAGAGTTAGCAGAATTTGATTTAGCAGTAGAGAAAAAATTTCCAAGCTTAGTTTTTGGTACTGAAGAAGAAAATCAACAAAGAGTAGATTTTTTTAAACAAAAAATTCAAGATATCAAACAAGAAAATGAAGGTGTAAAATTTGAAAAAGGATTATTTACTAAAATGTTATTGGGCGATGATGACGAAGTAAATGTTGATTCAATAATTGAGGACATAGAAAAAGTTTCAAATAAAACACAAGAACTTGCTGATAAAACAAAAGCATCAAACAATGCAGCAGTAGATGGAAATAACAAGAAAGATGATTCTAATAAAAAAACTTTAGAACAAACTTTAACTGGATTAGCTGAAGAAGGAAAATTGACAAAAGATAATGCAATATCAACAATTAAAGCCAGTTCAAAAAAATCTTTAGCATCTTATATTGCAAGCATATTTGAAAGTGTTCCATTTCCTGCAAATGCTATTTTAGCAGGATTAGCTGGTGCAACAGTTGATAAATTGTTTGAACCTCTTATGCAATTCCAAACTGGTGGTAGTTTTGTAACAAAAGGCAGAACTACCTTACCAATAGGCAATGGAGTAGTAGTAGGAGATAATGCAAGTGGTATGGAACGAATTGATGTAACACCATTACCAAGCCCTACAAGCAATGGAAATAACATCACAATAAATATATCTGCACCATTAGTAGATGAAACAGTAGTAGATCATATTATCCCAGCTATAAGGAGAGCAGAGAAATTAAACTTATGAGCAATGTAACAAAATCAACAGCTTTTGCATACATACCTAAAAAACTTTTTGGAATGAAAAAGCAGAGCATAAAACAAAAACTAAAAAAACCAAAACTTAAATTGAGGAGATATTAAAGTGGAAATCGGAAAAGGCACAAAATTAACTTTTAGTATTGAAACACTTATCAGTATTAGTGTAACAATATTTATGGTGGTCGGATTGTGGTTTAATTTACAAGCTGACATTGAAGAAGCAAAACAATTACCAGAACCACCAATCAGTAGAACAGAATATGATCTTAAGGATCAGATGATTAGAAATTCTATTTTAAATACAGAAGAAAAAGTAGAAAAATTAGAAGATAAAGTAGATGACATTAAAGAGGATACAAGAAGTATTAATGAAACCCTACTAAACATGAATAACAATTAGGATGGATTATGAAAAAATTGATAAATATGTGGCTATTGGTGCTTGGATTATTTACTTCGTCGCTATACTCACAATCAGCATCTTTGGATAGTTTTCAAGATATTCAATTAATGAAAAATGAGTTCTGTGCAGTTATAGAGGTAAATGCTTCTTGGAACTGGGCAAACAAAATACCATTAGAAAAATTAGAGAATTGCTATACTGGATATGTAGATATTGCCAATAAAAACATTGGTGCAGTCATACAAAAAGAATGGGACATTAAAGTAGTGCCTACTATTATTATCTTTGAGTATGGAGTTGAAGTAAAACGATTTGAAGCAGACTTATCTATGAAATTTAGAGAAGAAGAAATACTAAACAAAATAAGACAAGAGATTATTAGATAATGGCAAAGATGTACACAAAACCTAAGCTAAGAGAACGAATTAAAAATCGTATTATGAGGGGAAGTAAAGGTGGTAGACCAGGACAATGGTCTGCAAGAAAATCTCAACTTCTTGTTAAAGCATATGAAAAAGCAGGTGGTGGATATAGAGGTGGTAAAAGCAAATCAGCTAAATCTCTTTCAAGATGGACTAAACAAAAATGGACTACCAAGTCAGGAAAGAAATCATCTAAGACTGGAGAACGATATTTACCTGAAAGACTAATTAAGTCTATGAGTTCATCTCAATATGCTTATGAAACAAGAAAGAAAAGAGCAGCAACTAAAAAGGGAAAACAATCAGCAAGTTATTCCAAGAAAACTACGAAACGAATTAGGAGATATACATGAGTTTTGTTAATTCAAGCTATGAATCAAAGCTATCACCAACCATGGCTGAAAACTGGTTGGTACAAATCTTTAAAAACAATAATGCGAGTATCTTAACAACCAATACTCCTGATTTAACATTTAGTTTTTCTGCTACTACTTATAATAGCATAAACTATTATCCTGCGATCCTCAACAAGCCAAGTATCTCTTATTCACTTGATCTAAAAGGGTTCACAACCAAGACTGGTAATATCACCCTAAACATAGCCAATATCGATTTAGATGGAACAACCCTATTAGAATTATTAGGGAATGAATATATTAATGGTCATGTGAATGTATTATCTCAAATAGATGGAGATGATACTGCCAATAATGCTTTACAAATTTTTAGTGGTAAAGTATCAAGTTTTGGTTATAGAAATAATACGATTGTATTGAATGTCATATCTAACAGACCATTTCAGAATGTGTCTATCCCACAAGGTAGAAGTGTAAATGCCGACAATCCTCAATACAATAACAAGATAGTCCCTTTGGTTTATGGGGACTATACTGCTAATACTGAATTTGTCAATGGTCAAGATGTCTATGCTTGTCCATTTCTTAAAAACGATGGTAAAGACTTTATGTACATAGTCCCAGAAGGAACAAGTGGTTCTGATAAATTAGAGTTCTATGACAAAGGATTAAAACGATTCTTGGAATTAATCAATACTGATACAACTATTGCAACAGAAGATACTATAAGTGTATTAAAAGTTCCTAAGCTAATGAGAAGGCAATTTAAAATGCTACCTGATGAAATTCCAGGTGGAGTTACTAAACAAGAAGGTAGTGGTTCAGGAGTTATTGCAGTTACATTTCCAGGTGGAGATGGTACAATAAATAATGCTTTTGATGGTTCAACAGATAGTGAAGTAGATATAAACCATGCAACTAATTTTGCAGATATAAGAGGATTTACTTTAAAATTAAAAATGCCACAGGTATCAGGTAAAATTACTGATATTACTTTAGGATTAGATGGAACATTAACACAAGCATATAGTAGTGGTAGTCCAGGTGTAGATGATGGATTGTTTGTTAATTTAGCAACAGAATTAGATAGTGGATTTGGAAGCACAACACCAAGTAAACATGTAGCAATAATTGGGACATCAAGCAATTATAGTAGAACAACATCTTTTGATTTAACTGCTAGTTATAATGCAGTTGATATATCAGGTATTTTAAGCGATAATGCCCTACCTGATGAATTATATTTAAGTTTTAGATGGGATACAGCAGATGGAGATGTTGATTGTAATAGTTTTAATGTATCGTTAGAAAATGTTTTTGTAACAGTAACTGCAGAAAATGACTTAGCAAATGAGCCAATAGCATCACAAGATTTTAATGCAGGGATTGATAAACTTTACTTAGGTAGAGATATTACAACACCTGGATTTAGAGAACATACAACTGCAACTACTATTGGAGATTTAAATAATCCAGTAGCAATCCATAGAGAATTATTACATAGCATCATCAATGTAACTGATTTTACTGGAGATACTGATATTGAAAATTCAGGGTTTAAAACAGTAGCAGAACTAAGAGATTCTACTTTGACCAGTCCAACATCAACACATTGGAAAACACGATTAGCATTAGATGAAAAAGAATCCTTAGAAAGTATTATGGAACAATTACAATATGAGGGTTGCTTCTTCTTTGAGTTTAGTCCACAAGCACAACAAACTGCAATTAGTGGTGTAGCAGGATTACGATACTTTACTATTGAAGATAGTGTTACTGCTAATGTTGATTTATCTCAAAATGATATTTCAGGATATGAACTTGGGATTACTTCGGCACAAGATTTGGAAACCAGGCTTTTGGTCAATTACAAAAAACATCCTGCTGAAAATGAATATTTAGAACAAGATACTTTTACAGCATCTACTCATACAACTATTTTTGGTGATGCAGATATTCAAAAACAAGAAATCAATCTTGATTTAGTATATGATGCAGTAGCAGATGTGGTAGGATCAAGAAATTCCAGTTGGATTAACTTTAGAGAAAGTATTTTCGGGGATTATAAAACTACTGTAAATGCAACCTTAGTCAATCCTGAAAAATATGGAATGCTACAAGTTGGAGATTACATAGACTTTGGAGAGATTACCTTTGAAGAACTTGGAAGTCCATTTAATGAAATATCAGACACCTTTGATAGTTTTGTTGCTATGCCTACAAGATTATTTAAAGATGCTTGGTCAGGGAAAAAATTTATAATAACAAATCTGAAACGACAAGTAGGAAAAGTTTCAGTACAATGTAGAGAGGTTTAGAAATGGCATCATATTTTATTTATGATTCAATCAATCAATATAGAAGTGATAACACAATTACAGAAGGTCAAATGACAGATAGTGGCACACCAACATTTTCTGCATCAGACACTTTGACTTCACATGAAAGAAGTTCAGATCAAAATATTGGTACTGTACTTTCAGGGGTAGCAGATAGGGATGCAATAGAATATGCAGTTGGTAGTAGTGTAACAGCAGATGCTGCAGCAGTTTATTTTACTGGAGATGATGGAGTTGCAAGTGGTACTATTATGACATTCTTTATAGATACTGATAGAGTAAGTTTACCAAGCAAAGGAACTATATCAGCAGTAAGTGGTGCTGGGTGGGCAGTAACAGATTTAACTGAAACTACTGGAACAAAATTCTTTACTGAATTTAATGCATCAGTATCCAATGTGTCAGAAATCCTTATTGGTAAAAAATTAAACTTTGAAATAGAACCTGATGTCAATGTTCAGTCTACTATTGACTATAACAATGAAATAAATACAAGTCTTGGTGGAGTTGAGTACAGCATTAATGTAAATCCAGGACAAGAAGTATTTACCATATCATTTCAAAATATATCAAGCACATTTAAATCTGATTTAATTACCATGCAAGATGCAATCAAAGGTGAAGCTAAGAAATTCCTATGGAATGATCGATCAAGCTTTAATTGGGTACGATTGGACAAACCAATGACATTTACTGAAATTGCAGATGGTAGATTTAGCACACAATTAGTTTTAAGGCAACAAATCCAGTAAATACAAGACTTTTATACTGAAAGGTATATAATCACCCCATAAACAAAAAACCCCCTTATTTTAGGGGGTTCTTTGTAACTAAGAGGTAGTATTAAAGTATTTGTCCAAACTCTTTAGCAGTTCTTAAAGAACTCAATCTTACAGAATCACCAGTTTCAAGATTTTCTACTTGATAAGTTTTTGAACCTCTCATCTTGGTTATGACAACATCTTTATTATCTTCTCTTTCCCATACTAAGTAAGTTAATTCATCATTGTAATATCTGTTAAATTTCATTGTTTTCTCCTTTTGTTTAACTAACATATACAATAATATGGATTACAATGACCAATGTCAATAATATTCGTAATTATTTTTTTAAGGGTGTTTTGTGGATAAAATTGTGGATAAATAGGGTACCCCCTACTGTACCCCCTACCCTACAAGAAAAAGAAAAAGACAAAGATTAATATAAAGCTAAAGAATAGGAAGAATTAAAAGAATTGGAAAAAGAAGGTTGAAAATAAACATTGACAAGTTCAATATTAATCACTATTCTTGTAGAGTTAGTTAGATAAAGGAGAATAAATTGACTTACTTAAAATACATACAAAAAGAAAACAGCAATCAGATCTATGAACCTGAAATCATTTGTGATAGATGTGGCAATCAAGAGTTTGGAGATTCCCCTGCTATCCATGTTCAACATTGTTTTCTTTGTGAAGAATTAGTAGATTCAAAAAAAGGAGAAAAAAATGATAGTAGAAATAATCGCATATTCAATATTCATAATATTTTTTTGGGAAATGTTTAAAAAGGTGGTACAAGAATGGATACAGTAATTAAATTTAATTTTAAAGAATTAGAATTGTTAATTGAAGTAATGGAAAGAAATCGAATTGACAATGATGATGAAAACAAGTTAAGGCATGAACTACGACAAATTCGTAAAGATGCAGAAATAAAGAAAAACAAAGATACAGAAGTATTGGCTAGTAAGCCATCAGAAGAAGTGAGATTAAATCCTTCTATGAGTACAGCTGTTGATGAAATAGAATAAGGAGAAAATATGGCTTTTGTAAATTTAAAAGACCTAAAAGCAAATGTAGGTGGTCAGTTGAGATTGACTTTAAACTCGGCAGGTGTCTACGAAGAAAAAGAATGGCAAGGTAAGAAGTTTAATACCTTTAAATATGAAGTGATCCAAGATGGCACAATCAGCACCTTAGATGCTACTGATGCTTTAAAAAGAAAGTTAGATGCAATACCTCAAGGAAGTGATTTCCTATTAAGTTGGGAACAATTTACTACTGATGAAGGCTCTATTCGCAACTATTGGAAGGTTGAACCAACTGATAAGAGTTCTGCTAATCCAGTATTTGAGAATGTAAAGAAAAGCATCAATGAGTTTGATCAAAAACTACAAGCAGATAAAGCAGTAAAACAAGCAGTAGAAACT